CAGCCTTGTCCCCGACGTTCGCAAAGATGAACGTTTTGTAGGGGATGCGGCCCTGAGCAGCAAGGACCAAACAAGCAGTGGATTGAACGCCACCGCCACAAGAGAAAACGTGTTCAGGCATCAGCAGCTAACGCGCAGATCACCGTGCAGATGATCGGTTCCAGCTGGTGCCTGGGGATGCCGCTGTACTGGCGACTTACAGCGGAGATAGCGCGATCAATGCAGTCACGGCCACTGCCCAGCGTTGCGACGCGCTGTGGGTACAGAACACGCTCACGGATCAGCTGTTTGCGGGACATGCCGTGGGCGGCTGCTTCCATGTTCAGC